TTATAAAATTTTATATCTTGTGGCCCACCAACCGATTCGGAACACCACGAGAGCAATCAACATGATGATTTTGTCTATCCCCACGATGACTCCTGCCGTCAAAGACGTGAACCACAACTTCGCCGCATCCTTTTCCATGCTCGTCACTTCGTCCACGCCGGTCTGCTCCATTGTCGCCTCTATCAGGTTGGGATCGGATGTGCCCGTGTGGGCGACATCCGCCTGCGCCTGCAGGTTCGTGTACATCGTGTCACGCACATGGATGAGCTGTTGAACTTCCTCGAACCTGTCCGATATCTGTGAAGCTTCAGCTTCGTACAGGTCATGGGTGTACGACCCGATGCAATTCGGGATGTAGGACAGAAAGTCCAGAAAACACCAGTTGTTCCGGCTCCCCGCCATACCCGTGTCCGCAGGCGGATACCACCAGCAGATGATAATCGACACGGCAAGCGGCCTAAACAGCTTCATAACGTCCAACGGCTCGTGCTTTACCATCATCTTGTAGGCGATACCTGCCGCCATGACGATGGAGAACAGTGCCGCGAGTGCCATGCACATCTGCAATATCCACCAAAAAGGACCCTGCGCACCGGTAAAAGTCGCGTCCGTCAGAAACTCGTTGGTCTGAAAGATGACATCATCTATTTCCTCCTCCAACAGGTTGATGCCGAAATCCGAAAGTATATCTCCGTTTGCCATAGCCCTGTCTTTTTATTTCCCTCTGTTTACACTCTCGTTGTCATCTTCGCCGTTTCCGTTGCCGCCCGATTGCGAGCCACGCACCGCAAGGCGTGATTCCTGCCACCGGCTCATGGCATTGCGGACAATGCCGCCCTTATGCAGGGTACGGTTGTCCGTTGCGTTCAGCAGTGTGCTTGTTGCCGTTGCGTTCTGACGCTTGGCGAGGTAGCTCACTAAAATCTCGTTCTGCCGTGCCACATCCTCGTAGATGCGCAGATACTCCTTCTTTCGCTGGGCGTTTGGCATATAGGCGTCTTTCGTGGCGTTGATGGCGCACTGATAGACGTGGTAGTATTCCGTCCACCGTTCCTTGTCGGCCGGAGTACCGCCGGACAGGAGAATACGGTCGATGTTGCGCCGGAACCGGTCCATCTGTCTGCTGACCTTATCGCCCTCGGCAAGCCACGCGATGTCCGCCTGCCGGTCGGCAACGTTCAACGCCTCGACCTTCGCCCGCTTGACCAAAGCCGAATCAATGGCTTCCGCTTCGTCCACCTGGTTGTAGAGATTGATACCGGCAAGTGTGCGGAACGAGAGCTTGTTTTTGGCCGCCGCCGACTTCTTGTATTTGTTGTGCAGCACGGAATAATAGAGGTCGGGCGAGAGTGCGCCCGTACCGGTTTCCATGACCGTTACCTGATTCTGCTTCGGCGAATCATGGTTGTACGTTACATACTGTGCGTGTACGGCTGTCGTTACGGTGACCGCCACTGCCATGAGTAATAGTTTTCTGTTCATATTCTTCTCTTTTTGTCGTTAATAATCCAGTCTTCCGGCTCCGCGCCAACGCCCGAAGGCGTCATCGAGAATCTCCCGCATGGTGCGGGAGCGATATACCTTTGCTTTCCAATAGCCGATGCGCACTTGAATGTACCGCCATGTCTCGAAATAGGCCCGGTTCAGATGCCGCTCGATGTTGTCCAATGAGCGGTTGATGGCCTCCAACACCATCAGCAGGTCGGAGGTCGAGCAGGCTGCCGCTCCGGTGGCATACAGCACGAGGTCGCTCACGGACTTGTAGAGCTGTTCCCCCTCACGGGCAATCGCCCTCAGCCCCCTCGCATTGATGGAGATAATCAGGGTATCTGCGGATTCGATGCGTCCACGTTTCAAGATCTTCGCATTGAAATCCTCCAACAACGATTTATAGTCGCCGATACGGTCGCTGACCGATGTATAGGTATTCTTGACGTTCAACACCGTGCGCAACGACTGGTACATGACGTCGATGGCATCGAACGCACGGGTGTATTTGTCAAGGTCAATATTCAACTCTTTATAGTCCCCAATTTCTTTACAGCTGTACTCGTGCAACAGCTTGTTGCTGTACTCCAAGGTGCTACGAGCCAACAGCAGGCTGCGCTGCTTCTTGTGGTCGTTGATGTAGGCTTCGACGGAGACTATATCGAAAGTCCACTGCGCCTTGGCGATACCGGGCAGCAGGGCGAACAGCACGACGGCAATCTGTATGGTACGTTTCATGGCCGTACCTCCTTTCTGCTATTCCTGCTGTTGCCGCTCCGAAGCGTCCGTGCATTCTCCACCCAGCGGTCATGGCATTCCTCCACGAGTGTCAGCCTACGGCCTTCGTCCGTGTCCAGTCCGGGCTGCACATCCTTCATCACGTCAAGGATGCTCCGCTTGTAGTGCATCATCTTTTCCAGCGATACCAAGTCGGCATATATCTTGGTGATTCTGCTGTCCACCTCTCGCGCTATCTCAAGGCGGTCGCTTGACCACAGCAGATGGTACACGTCGCCTGATGGCGTTTCTTCCGTCGGTGCGCTGCGGGCGTATTCCGTCGTGATTTTACAGGACGGATGTTCACGGGCGATTTCGGCTATCCGGTCGTTTACCAGTTTAGCCTTTTCCGCATCCGAAAGTCCCGGATCAAGGGTCAGCACGTCAGCGACGTGTGTGTCCGTATATTCCGAAGTGAGTTCCCACTTGATTTGGATAATGGTACGGTGTATTTTTATGCCGAGAAAATATTTCGGCTTGCGGGCAATGGAGACCGTAGCCCTGAATGTGATGATACCGTTGATATTCGGCATGGTCGCCTTGCGTACATACGAGTAGCCGTTCCATGCTCCGCCGTCCTGCCAAGTAAGACCGTATGCCGCCTTGCAGTCCTGCATGATGGCAGGGATGCGGTAATAGTCATCCGTCGCCACGCTGTTGTCGTCTGCGGCATCCGACTTTGCTTGGGCATAGTCGGACTGTTTCTTCTTCCATTCCGCGAGTTCTCCTTTCAGACGGTCTATCCGTGTCTTGTTCGCGTTGTACTGCTGCCGGTAATTCGCCGCATCCTCAATGCTCGCCGTACTGATTTTCTTCAGCAGGACAGCGTTCTCGTTTTCCAATGCCCCGATTTGCGCTTCAATATTGGCCGCTTGGCTGTTCGCCTCGTTCAATAGCGCGTCCAGTTCCGAAAGGTCGAGGTCGTTTTCCGTCACCGAGGTCTGCATGGCGCACTCCTTGGTGTGGGCATTCAACGAGCTGCCGCACTTGCGGCACTTGTACTGTGTCGAGCCTTGTCCGAGCGTAACCCCGTCGGAACAGGTCACGCTGATGGTCACGCTCTCGCATCCCTTCAATTTGGCTGCGTCCGTTGCTTGGTAATAGTTCCGCGCACCGGAAGATATATAATAGGTGTAGCCGTCCTCGTTCTCGTTGAACTCCGCAAGCCGGACATTCAGTTGCGCCCGAAACGTGTTCAAGTCCATCGAGTAGGAATCGAAGACTTCCTCATAGACGACCTCTTCTTTGTTCCAGTTTTTGCTCACATGGATTTCGTATGCGTATGCCTTTTTGGTCTGCTTGTTTTTCTTGCTGATGATATAGGCACTCATCCAATAGTTGATGCTGTAGCTGAACCCGTCGTTCTGGTTGTTCAACTGCTGCACGCGGTTTCTTGACCAACCGGCATATCCTTCCGAGTTGGCAAGTACCTGTTCCCGTTGCGAGGCATCAGGATAGAAATTCGGGTCGCTCGTGTTGAACCGCACCCATGCGCCCCCGTTCAGGATGCTGTTGTCGTCCGTCGGAGGATAGTAGTCGCACAGCGATACGCTCCCTTGGTCACGCCGGGCAATGTACCACCGCTGCGTGTAATAGTTCCCCATCGCTTCGTCCAGGTAGTCGGTCATCCATGCCGTGAGGTTGTAGTTGCTGAAGTTGAACAGACCGGCCACGTTGTCCGGACCACCCACCATGTCAATCAGCAAGCCGCTGATGTCATGTTCCGCCTGCTCGAATAGACTCCCGTAGTGTTCATACAGGTTGCCGATTTCTTCAACCTTTCCACCCAGCAGGTCATGGAACGAGCTGCTTTGCAACAGGGCGTCACCAAGATTGGCAATGCCTGCCGTTGCAAGGCCGACCCCCGTGTTATAAAGGTTGTCGAGGTCGCTTTTCAGGTTCTCGTGGGTGAAGTTGCCCGGTATGCGGGCGAAGTTGTCCATCATCCGCTGCCAGTCGATGTTTCCCGTTTCGGAGAGTTTCAGCAAGGGGGCAATTTCCGGATTGATTTCGAGAAAGGCGATGTCCGAAAAGGTCAGCGTGCTGTTGGTCACCACGCTCTCGAACTGCATACACAGACTTTTGGTATCATCGCAGACTTTCATCAGGTAACTGCCCCAATAGATAGCCGTTTGCGGCGAATGGAGCATCTGCTTCGCCACCACCCATATCTTGGGCATGATTTTCTCCGCCACCATCCGGTAGATGCGCCGGTAGTAGTAGTTTTCCGTACGGCTGTTCCAGATGCCGAGGTCGCTCAGGGCTTTATGCTCCAAGAACTTGGCCGCGAATATCCCGGCGGTAGCGACCTCCGCTGCCGTGTAGTGCTTGAGGACGTCATCGACCTGCTCCCGGTAGTACCCTTCGGCGACCGCTTCCGTACCGAAGGCAGCCACCATCGCCGCAACGGTACGGGTGTCGTAGTTCACGCTGTAATACTGGGCGTGAACCGTCTGGCAGAGTGTGACCGAGGCGATGGTCAGGATAAGGAGTAGTCGTTTCATGGCTGCAATGTTTATTTGGATTCATGCACGGGACGGAGGTTGAGCACACGCCCCGTCTCGTTTACTTTTTGTGCAAAAGGCAGGGCCTTCCCGATACCGCTGGCATCCCAGTCCCGGCAATATGCCTCGATAGCTTCCTGATGGCTGCACCGAAGTTCCTTCTTGTAAAGCTTCAGTGCCTCCTTTTCCGCCCGTTCGGTCGTGTAGGTCATGTAGCACTCGTGCGGCTCTTCCACGCCGTACACGCCGCTGGTCGTCCCCCGACGGATAAACACTTCGCGGAAGAAGCTGCGCCCATCCTTGTTCTCCAAGCGGTTGATGGTAAATATCTTCTTGCAATCCACCTCGGTCAGACCAAGAATCTTTCGGATTTCGTCAAAGCGTTCCTTGAACTTGCTCTGGTCAAGCAGCATCACCACGTCCGAGTTGTTGATGATGGCCTCCTTCACGATTTCGCTGCCGATGATGTCCTGTATCTCCTGCGTCACCACGCCGACAGAAGCCCAAAACTTACGGGCGGTCTTGTACATGAACTTGATGTATTCCGCCATGAGCGGGCTGGCAATGGCCTTCCACGCCTCTTCGATGACAAGGACTTTACGGGTCTTCTTGATGCGCATTTTCTGCAGGAACACGTCCATGATAATCAGTGTGACAATGGGAAACAGTTTCTTGTTTTCCTTGATTGCATCCACTTCAAAGACGATGAATGTCTCGTCAAACAGTGCCGAATCCACATTCTCATTGAGAATCTTCTCATATGCGCCTCCCTTGTAGAACGGCTGCAGCATGGTCGAATAGGTCGAGTAGCTGATTGTCGTGATGTCATTTTCGGTGCAGATCTGCTCCAGACGGTCGAATGAGTAGTCAAAGAATGAGTTGAAGTTCAGTTCCGACACTTTGAGAGCCGCCCGCCGTGCCTCAAGCACCTCTATCTGTTTGCGCACCATCTCATCCACCTCTCTGGGTGGTTTGTTTGGGTTCTTTCGGCTGGCCGCCGCAAACAGGTTTTTCAGCAGTACCTCCCGTTGCTCGTCGGTGTATCTTGTAAATCCGTTGAAATAGGCATCATAGTAGTCTATGATTATCTGCTCGACAATGCGGAACTCGATTTCGGGAATCTGGCTGTCCGACCCTTTCCAAATCATCAGGATAAGGTTCTTGAGGAAGTCTATCTTCTCGATATTGTATTCCTCCCGGTTGATGCGAAACGGATTCATCGTAATAGGCCGTTCCTCGGTATAGGAGATATACTTGCCGCCCAGATACTCGCACAGTCCCTCGTATGAGTTCCCCGTATCGACCATCACCACATCCGTTCCCTGCTCATGGAGCTGGCGCACGACCGAGTTCATATGAAAACTCTTGCCGCTGCCCGAAGGCCCCAAACAGAAAAAATTGGAATTATCAGTCAGTTTATTCTTTCCCTCTTTTCCCGTGATGTCGATAGCCACCGGCACGCCCTGACGGTCGGTGTAGTAAATCTTCAGCGGCGTTTCCTCGCTGTGCAGCACACGCTCCTTGTACATCAGGCACATCGCCGCATCGGAAAGGGTCAGGAAACGGTCGTATTCCTCATTGAGCGTGTAGCAGTTGCCCGGAAACGAACCGACGAACAGTTCCAGTTGGTTGTATGCCCGCTTGCTGATATGGATACCCATACGCCCGAAAGCGTTTTCCAAGTGGTTCGTACACTTTTGCAGGTCTGCACCGGCAGACACGGCCACCACCATGTTGAAGTGTGTATATACCAGTTGCTTGCTCTCACGGGCGATGACTTCCTGCACACGCTTGATGTCCTCGACCGCCATCTGGTTGTTCGGATTGGGAATGCTCGCGTGGCGGTTCTTCTTTTTGTCGAGCAGCGACAGCTCACGCTTCTGGTTGGGCAGGAAGATGATTTGGTTATAGACCACCGTCTCGGCGTTCGGGATGCTGTCCACCACCGACACCAAATCGACGGGCATTTCCGTGTTGTTGACCTCGATATTCGTGTACGGACGTATCTGTGAGGGCAGTGCGGCACAGTCCACGTCCACAAGGCTGTACACCTTGCAGCGTTTGTCGCCCATCGACACGGTTTCATCGTCCGCCTTGAAGTTCGTCATCGACACGGTGCGGTCTTTGAAGTTCATGGCGAAGTAACGATCGACGTACTCGCTCGCTTCGGCTTTGTTCAGGAATCTGGCCTGTACGCCGCCGTCACGTAACTGGTCGTGTACTTTACGGATTTTCACAAGGAAGTCGCGCCACTTTTTGCTATCGAACGAGAACAGACGGCTTTTCTTCGCCTCTTGCGTGATGGTCAGGTAGCAAAGGCTGTCCGTGTAAGGACGTCCCTTGAAATAACGAAAATAGGATGAAGACAGGAACTCCTGACCGTCAGTCGGTTCGCTCGCAAACTGTTTCCTGACGAAGATGTCCTGCTTGTGGATGGCGTACCCTTCGCCCAACGTCTGCGCAAGGGCGGTGAACAAGTGTGTGAAGTCGTAGTAACTGTCAATGTCCGCCGAATATTTCTGTACCGGATTCTCTATCTTAAGTACGGCGGAATATTCGCCGGTCTTGGTGTACAGCACACCCACACCGTCCGTTTCCTCCGCCGAGAAATAGATGTCCTGAAAGATTCGCTTGCGCTTGCCGCCCGTACCGAACGCATAGACCGACAAGGCCATACCCGCGCACAAAGCGACAAAACATAAAATGATGTATAGGGTCATTTCGATATACGTGTAATTAAATAGGGGCAGGTTCGCCTTGCTTCAAGACAAACCCGCCCGCGTTCAACAATCAATAAAGCCATGCACATTGCCGTGATGGTTTTTCTTTCGTCAGATCTTGCGCGAGTGGGCATACACATACACACCCGGAACGACCTTCTTGCTATGCAGTCCTTTCCGCTGTTTGAGGAGGATGAGCACGATACCGGCCGATACGACGGCTGCCAGCACGACAAGCCCGGCAATGAAACCGAGCAGGCAGTAGGCGGCGACAAAGCCGACAATGGCTCCGCACGTCGTCACCGCCGCCCAATATATATACCGGCCTTGGATGCCCAAAAACTCAAGAGGCCGTTGCAGTCCCTTGAACAGCGGGTAGTCCGGATAGCGTTCGTCCTTGCCTTTCATACTTATCCTTGATGTTTAAGCGGCAATACCGAAGAACAGAGGCAACGCCTTGGCCGCCGCAATGAGGAAGATACAGGCTCCCACGACCATCATGATCTTCTTCTTGACGTCCTGCTCCTCGTTGTTCATGGCGATATATACCGAGATTGCACCCACGATGGCCACAACGCCGGCAATGGCGTAGCACAATTTCACCATAATAGGCACATACTTGGCAATCTCCTCCGCGACAGTGGATAATGCGCTCGTACCGGCGGAATAGTCGCCTGCGGAGTTCTGCGCTTTCGCCACCATGCCGGACAGCAGCATGAAGGAGAACATCATTACTTTGGTAGGGATTCCGTTGACGAATCCGAATGCCTTGCGGCACAGTTGTTTGGTTTTCTGAAACATACGTTTACTTTTTTAGTGAATACTTTATTTGTCTGCGACCTGATACAAGTAAGGTTATATGCGGTAGCCGAAGAAAACCGGGAAAACATAGAATGCCCCGATCAGGAACAGGCACGCACCTACAAGCGTCATTATCGACTTGGTGATGCCGTCCTCGCCCGTGTTCATCTTGATGTATATCTGACAGACGGACACGATGACGTAAACTCCGGCGATAGCGCAACAGATATACTGGACATAGAGCATCATCGTCACCACGAAGTCGTGCATCGTGGCCAACGCATCCGCTCCCCAGCTATAGTTCACGCTGCCGCTTTTGGCAAAAGTCGTGTAGGGGAACGGGAGGCACAGCGCACATAGAATCTTTTTAGCTTTCGACATCTCACAACCGGTCTTGAATTGGGTTCCACTTTATTTCCGGTCGGTTGTCTAACCGTCCCTTGGAAATCATAGCCTTGTACATCTCCTCCGACGTGCGTGCGTCCGACAGGTAAGGCGTGGTCTCTTCCATCTGTTCCTCCGCCTCGGCCTTCAGCCGTTCCAGTTTCTCCTGCGCCGTTCCCGGTTTGTCCTTGACATCCTCAAGGGATGTTTCGGAAGAGGTAGCCGTACTTTCCGTCTCGTAGTTCTCGCTACCGATACTGAAGCCGCTCTCGCTTTCCGTGACAGCCACACTCTCTTCCTCTTCCGGTGCGCCGAGGTCGAAAACTTCCTCGTCCGGTTTGTCCGTCCCCTTTTTCCCGTAGAGGTCATGCGCTATGATGACGGCGTAGTAAATGATGTAGGCAACCGTCAGGACAATGGCAAAAATGAAATATGAGTTCATGTATTTAGTATGAATATTAAAAATTCGTATTAGTATGATTTTGCAAAGAAACGCACGAAATATAAAACCATAAAATAATTGAGCATTAAACATCTGTTTCGTTAATGAGATTTGTGTAAGTTTCAAAAATCGAACTATTAAATCGTACTATATTGCAGTCTCTATGGTGGGAAATGGAGAAATCGGGGCATAAAAAAAGCTCTCGTGGTGGAGAGCTTTAGGTGGCAAAAGAGAACATTGAATATCAGCGTTTCTTTCCGCGCAGGTAGTCGTTCAGGTCTTTGTATTCCGCATAGTGGCAAGATTCATCGCTGACACGTCCGCCATACATCCCGGCAATGGTCTCTGTGGTTCTCTGCCCGGCAAGGTCATTGTCGAGATAACAGTGAATGTCCGAATACTCCTGTAAACGTGCCAGCGTCTTTTTCAAATTGTTTACCGAGTTCATCACGAGGTAGTCGCATGGTATGGCAAGACAGACCGTCCGGTCGCCTGCCAGTTTCAGTGTCATATAAGAAAGAAAATCCATGAATCCCTCGAAGACACAGACGTTTTCCTGTGTCTCTTCTGTCAGATGTCTTATCAATGAGATGTCCTTGTTATTCAGGCATCCCTTGTAATAGGCGTTTCGCACCTCGTAACCGCCTGATATATTGCCGAATGCGAGAGCGAAGTAATGACGGCCTCGCAGTTCGTAATGCACCTCCTTGCAATACATACGGCTGATGTCCGCGTCGATAAGCCGGGATTGGAGGTAAGAGAACAGGGCGTGATGACGGAGTGGAATCACGATCACGTCTTTCATTTCAGCCTCCACCGGTCGGGGTGGAGCGGTCAGCATACGGGTTCTCGGTAGTGATGCGCCATTCACAAGCCTCTCTATATACGCCAGGGCCTCGCTCACGCAGTCCGTCCGGCAAATGTATTTTGCCAGTTCCACCAGGTCGCCACCGGTCGCCTCGCCGAAATCGTACCATTCATTGATGCGGTCATTCACTTTGAACGACGGGGTACGCTCGTTCCGTAACGGTGAGAGATACCAGTATTGTCCCGATTTTATGTGCTGCGTATGGTGACCGAGACGTGCCAGAAAATCCACGATACGCACTTGTTTTGCTTCTGCTATGGTCATGTCTTTTTTCTTTCACTTGGTTTCACGAAAATGGTTTAGTTTAGTTTTTTCCTATATATATAAATACTAAAGTAAACTAAATCATACAGGCCCGCGCCCGGCATCATTCTTCATCAAAAAGCATGGCCTCGGTAGGCGTCATGTCATAATAGAACAGCTTGTCCCGTTTGATGATGAGCTTGAGGTTGTCTATCAGGTATTGCATCAGTTTTATCATGACGCTCCGACCACGTTTGAACCCGATTGCCTCATAGGAGACCATCAGGCTTTGCAACAGGTTGTCGAATCCCCGGATAGGCTTTTCCCCGAAAGCGGCGGAGAGGGCTTCCCGGTGCTGTTCGATGCTCAGCTCCGTGAACCCCGTCCGAGCCTTGGGCTTCGGGGGCTCTCCGAACGAGTGTCCTTCCGCAATGACGGGCAGCCCAGTCTCGTTGATGGTGAACGCAAACGGCTTGAACTCCTTTTCCCGGATATGGAGCGCATGGACTTCGCTGATACCGGGATTCTCGTTGCTCTTGCTGATGACAAGCACGGTTTCCGCCTTGTTGCTCATTTCCGTACCAATGTGTCCCCGCACATTATTATCCCCTTTGTTCAAATGGAGTACACAATGGATATGCAGGTCGTACCTTGAAGACCATTCCATCATCCGGTTGATGACTTCCACCGATTCACCGGTGCTGTTGATGTCAAGCATCAGGTCGCGGATGCCGTCAATGATGACCAGCCCATAGCCTTTGTTCTGACGCAGCGCATAGTCGATGACCTCGACACGCACCGACGGCGAATATTCACGCAGGCAGAAGAAGTCGAGATTCTCCGGGTCGGTTGTCGTGGGCAGCCCGGCCAGCCGCAATATGCGCTCCAATACCGAGCGGCAATGGAAACGGCTCTGTTCCGTATCGACGTACAGAATCCGCTGTTTGCCTTCGGGCAGATGCGCACGGTAGTTCAACACTTGTTTCCCGGCCAATGAAGCGGCGACAAGCGCAGAGACATTAAACGTCTTCTTCGACTTTGCCTTTCCTGTCGATGCACTGAAATTGCCGAGCGTGGCAATCGTCGAGTTGTCTATCCAGATGATTTGCGGCGGGGTCTCATAAATGTCCGTTGCCTTGATTTGCGAGGCCAGAAGGATGTCCGACAGGCGGTGTTCATCCATTCCCATATCGGCTGAGCGGTCAGTCTTTCTTTCGTTTTCCATTGCGTCTCTTATTAAGGAACGGTTCTGTGGCGGCGGCTTCCGTCGCCATGCGCACGGCCTCGTTCACTGTAGGTTCATAATTCTGCAACAGCCATTCGTCCAATTCCTCCTTGGCGAAATAGACCATTTTACCGCGCGGTTTGTAGTGCGGTATCTCCTTGCTCGATGTGAGCTTGTACAGCATACTTTCAGAAACCCCGATATACATACAGGCTTCCTGAAACGTGAACACTCTCTTGGTCGTGAAGATGGTATTTTCCAGCAACGTGATACGCTCCAAGAGACTTTCGACCGGTTCCAATTTCTTTAGTACCGATTCGATGGCGGCGAGCCGTCCGCTCATCCGCTCCATGAATGTCATTCTATTCGGCATAATAACATGGTTTGATTTTTGACAATGGAGATGCAACCTCCGTTATGCAGCGCGCTAACGGAGGTCAAAGGTATGTCCGGTAAACGAAGATGCCGTGATTTGGGGAATGATACTATGCGCGTATCATTGCAACTCTCATGCTTTTACCTTTCACATACTTCGCTTCTTGTCACTTCCTGTCATTCTTTCAGCCGGTCAATGGTCTTTCGGATGCCGTATGCGACCGATGTCATGTTGTTCTTGATGGATGACAGCGCGGAAGACAGGGTCGATACCGAAACGGAACGTGTCCCGTCCTTGGACTGCAGGAATGCACCCTTGCCGAGAACATTCTGCCACCGGGACTGGATAAGCGAGTTTTCAAGAAGCGCGTCGAACAGGATTACCACACGGCGGATATTGTTCACTCGGATGGAAAAGCCTTTCTTACAGGCGAAAAGAGCCTCCATGTCTTCAATGCGTACAGAAACACAGAACAGATGATAAGTATTGGCACAAGCCACAATACTTTCCATCTGTTCCGGGGTAAAATCACAGCCAAAAGAAAGGGAGAGATCTGCCGGTCGGTCAATGTGGGGCGGACCGAGCGGAGGCAACGATTCCGAGGTATCATACATCCGTTTCAGCTTCATGCACTCGTCAAACGTGAAATTCGGCGTAGCAAAGCAAATCTGGACGAAACGGGCGTACTCGGTCAGCAGCCCCTTGACGATGTGGATGTTCATTTCGTGGCAGTTCCGGCAGGCCGCATGGTCGCAGTCTATGTACCGGTGTCCGTTTACGAAATCGTCCACATAACGGTGGTACTGTTTACCACCCGACACAACATCGTGGAGATAAACTGTTTTTGCTTCGGTTAGCAGGGCGAAAAGTTCATTCGCCACATCCTTCTCCGCAGCGAAGTGCTGCAGGTGTTGGCTCCCTCCAAAAAGAGAGAAGGCCGTCTTCAGGTCTTTTCATGTCGATTTACCTTTTTGAGTTTATAATATGTGATGAAAGCATTAACTTCGGTTGCGTTCACAACCGGAGCAATGCCATAAATTGATGTTTGTAAATTAGACATGAACCACATAGTGCCGTCAATTAGTGAAACAAACCGTTTACAAGATTCACTGCCTCGTCCTTCTTCTTGTTGATAATCTTGGCATACACCTGTGTCATTTTTACGTCGGCATGACCGAGCAACTTCGAGACGGTATATAAATCCGCGCCGAGCGTCAGCATCATGGTGGCGAATGTATGCCGGCTGGTGTGATAGGAGAACCGCTTGGAGATTCCGGCTGCTTTCGCCCAAGGTTTGAGCTGCATCCTGATTGTATTGGCGGACGGCAGGTCGAACACATTATCTTCCGATGATTTTCCCCCACGTTCCGGCATCCACTTCAACGCTTCAGGAGAGAGGGGCAGGTAAATAGGCTCTTTGGTCTTTTTCATGGACACGGCCAAACGGTACTGTCCCCGGTCAACGAACACGTCTTTCCATTTCAACTTGATTATATCGCTGATGCGCAATCCGCAGAAGCAGGAGAACAGATACGCGCATTTTACTATCTCGTATTCCTCGTGGGGCATAGGAGTGTCAATCAACGCCTGTACCTCTTCGATGGTCATGTACGACCGCATACTCTCCGGCTTACGGATTTTCTCCGACTTCTCAAGCTCGTTGAAAGGGTTGGCCTTCATCTTTTTCTTCCTGACGGCAGAGTTCAACGCACCGTTCAACGCACGGTAATAATTGTGAAGCGTGTAGTTTGATATGTCCTTGCCTTTCGGATGATATTCCGTCAACAGATAAGTGATGTAGCCCCGGCAGAAGTCCCCGTCAATCTGATCCAGTGTGACCATTTCTCCGGCATAGTCTTTCAGTATGCGCATGGCAATCTTGATTTGGTTGCCGTCTTTCTTGCCCGCACTCTCTTGGGCTTCCATGTAAACCTTCATCCAGTCCAACAGATAAGTCTTGTCCTTACGGAATACGATTCCTGCCTCATTGCTGGTCAGTTCGATAATACGTTTCGACTTGATGGCATTGGCGGCATCCATTGTCGCCTGATTCTGCCTACGGGCATTATTATCCGTCTCCGGGATAATATACATCTTGAGGTATTCATACGTCCGCTTTCCATCGCGGTATATATCCAGATATAGACTCTTGCTGCCATCGCTCAACGGCTTCATCCGAAGACGAATCGGCTCTTTGACTTTTGTATGATTCTTAACTCGTGCCATAGGGATTCCTTTCTCATTTTTCCTATTGCAAATATACGGATAAGTATCGAGATTAAGAAACAAATAAGAAACAAAATTGCACCAAATAAGAGCCAATTCACTGAAAGTACTGAAAACAACTGAAAATAAAAATAAGATTATAAAACTTTGATTTACAGGATATTTGTTATCAATTTATTGGATGTTGTTTTCATTCTATACATATAATGCGTAAATCTGGTAAATTGAAACTACGGAGACGATTGCGTGATGCTTATGCTATGCTTACGCATAGCGTGCATTCACGTACTCTCCGTAAAGGCTTTACCAGAGCCATCGCTTGAAAGTAGTGTGAATTGCACGCTACTTTTTTGCCTCGCCAAAAAGGAAAGAAAATACGTTATGGCGAAAATACAATTACTTGCCGTTATCTCAATAGATGGCTGTCCGATGAAACTGCATCCCCGGAAGCGGTTGCTTCAAACCGAAGATTACGGTATGGATGAAATACGTGCCAATGCCCTGTATAAGCTGACATCCGACTATTCGGTATCCGTACTTCAAGAATGGAGGGAGGAAGGTGGAAGCATTTGCCATTTGTTGGAAGTAACTGCCGGGAATACCGAATATGCCAACGGACTGTTACGGATGAACGTGATAGATGAAATCATACTATACGTTGTTCCAACCATCGACGGAAACGGAGCGCATTTTTTCAAGTCAGCACTACCTATGAATGACTGGCGGCTTATGGAGAACAAAACTTATAGGGACGGAGTAATCCGGCTTACCTATCATAAAGAGCCACGGGCATAAAATGTTCAGATTATGAACATCTTGGCGGAATTTCCGTGTTCAGAAAGTGAACACATGTTCAGAATCTGAACACATTTCACAAGGGATGCAATCAAGGATAAAATTATTTTTGAATTTTATCTTTCTGAAAAACAATGTAGTACAATTTTCTCACAATCTTTTCTCGTGTTTAGGGCTATGATTTGCACCATATATCAGTGTGCGCACACTGATAAACAAGTGTAAACCCTCAAAACAGAAAAGATAATGAACCATCTCATACTGGCGGAAACACAGTTTTTCGCCATGATAAACGGAAAAGACAACGGTAGCACGGAAACGGCATACGGCGGATTCGTGCAGGAAGTAATAAACCTGTGCTACGGCGGCAATGATGCCAAGCATATTATTGTGGCGTTGGCTTTTGCCGAAATCGAATTACAGCACCATCCACAGAACTTGTCGGTATCGGAGGAGAATGTCGTCACTGTGTATATCCGCAAGGCGTTATCCTTCATCCGAAAGATGCAGAAGATAGTATCCGCTTCTGCAATTACCTCCGTGCCACCACTAACATCCACATCCGAAACCAAAGCCACAGTCCCAGCCTTGCAATGGACCGGTAATGCCGTCGAGTTGGTAGAACTAATCTATGCCCTCTACGCCACCGGCTGCATCAATGGCGGCAAGGCTTCGCTGAAAGAGCTTGCTCCTGTCCTCTATTCCTTTTTCGGTGTGGAGTCCAAAGACTGCTACCGCTTCTATACGGACATCAAACGCAGGAAAAGCGACAGTCGCACCTACTTCCTTGAAAAGATGCAGGACAAACTGAACGCGAAGATGCGACATGACGATGAATTGGAGCGGATGAGGAGATAAACGAATGCCAAACAAAGGATAAGCGGCCGGATTATACGGTTTCTTATCCTTCTTCATTTACAATCACTCTATTATCTGCCGGAAAGCCGATTAAAATCATTAACTTTGCAAGTATTAATCAATGACGGATGAAAATAGATAACCTCGAAATATTGAATGGACTGATTGCCGGAGCCGAAGGCGGGACAGTTGAGTTCAAAGAAACTACCGGGCAGTTGGAGCGTGGAATGGAAACTCTTTGTGCCTTCTTGAACGGTACGGGCGGCACGGTGCTGTTCGGTGTAACCGACAAGGGAAAGATTATCGGTCAGGAAGTGAGCGACAAGACGAAGCGCGATATTGCGGAAACCATCAGACGAATCGAGCCGTTTGCGACCATTGATATATCCTATACAGACATTCCGGGAACGAACAAAAGTGTTATAGCTTTATCAGCGGAAGAACAACGATATATGCGCCCGTTCACCTATAAGGGGAGGGCTTATCAACGGATAGAGAGCGTTACATCTGCCATGCCGCAGGGTATATACAACCTGTTGGTTATGCAGCGAGGCGGAACCTATGCTTGGGATTCCATGCAAAATCCCGGCTTGAAAATATCCGACCTTGACGAAACGGCAATCTTGGGCGCAGTACGTGGAGGAATCAGAGGCGGACGTTTGCCGGAAGGTTCTATGCAGGAGGATGTCCGAACCATCCTTGAAAAATTTGACTTGTTGAATGATGGAAAGCTGAACAATGCTTCCGTTGTCCTATTCGGACGAAACTTCTACCATTATCCCCAATGTCTGCTCCGTTTAGCCCGGTTCAAAGGAACGACAAAAGATGAATTTTTAGATAATCAGCGTGTGACAGGCAATATATTCAACTTGCTGGATGCTGCAATGGCATTTTTCTTCAAGCATTTGTCCCTTTCCGGTAAAATTGAAGGTTTGTACAGAGAAGAGGAACTGAATGTGCCATATAAGGCATTGAGAGAATGTTGCATAAATGCTTTTGCACATCGTGTTTACCATCGCCCCGGCAGTTCAGTCGGGATTGCTATCTATGATGACCGCGTGGAGATTGAAAACAGCGGAACATTTCCGCCTGATATTACCATTGAGAAACTGTTGGGTGGCCACAATTCCGAACCACAAAATCTGATAGTAGCCAATGTGCTGTACAAAAGTGCAGTATTGGAGAGTTGGGGACGTGGCATAGCCCTTATGGTAAACGAATGTCGCCGTGTCGGTATTCCGGATCCGGAGTTTCATACCGACGGCAATGCTGTATGGATTGTGTTTCATTATACAAGAACTACAGTAGGACAAGACCCCACAGCAACCCCACAGCAACCCTATAGTAACCCCACAGTAACCCCACAGTTAGGAAAACTGTTGTCTGCTATTGGGAACAACACTCTCTCTGCTAAAGAAATCATGGAGAAAACGGGAATGAAAGATAAAAGGAATTTCTTAAAGAACTATATCCATCCGGCAATAAATTCCGGTTTGGTCCTTTCACTTTATCCCATAGGCTCCAAGAGTCCGCAACAGAAATACTATCTTACTGATAAAGGTAAAGGTTTCCTGCAACAATAACGGGTATGGCTAAAAAGAAGAAACATAAGAATGATGTAAAAACTGATTTACCGATAATCATGGATTATGGTATCGGCAGTATATCCGTTTATGACCCGGCAGACATAATGCCATACAACGAGCCGCCAATTAGCGAACAAATCCGCTTCAAGAAACTCGGCAAAGAGATGAAATCCGAGTTCAAGTGGCTGGTATCTTCCGTAGTGATTGAGTATTGGCAAGAAAACCGACAGATACCTTTCGGTGAAGAAATGTCGAAACTCAGAACCAGACTGTTGAGAATGTTTGCCGAAGAATACAGCATACTGCTTAAAGACGATACAGAGCTGAAAAATTATTTGCTGACGCTTGCCATTACCACCATCAACAAGCATCTCAAATCTGAGAATAAAAAGAGGGTGTCAAAACTCTCTTTTTAACAAAATTACCCTTGCTACAGATATCTGTGACAGGGGTAATTTTCATATTTTGGGTGTTTTGACACATCCCCTTTTTCATATATAAAGGAATCTGTTATTTCTGCTGCAACAGGTGTTTCAAGTTTTCATCATTTGCGATACGTTCCAGTTCCTCTTGAACAATCTGCTTCACTTCCTCCTTGATGCGCCTGTAATTCGCCTGAACCGTTTCCTTCATGCGGTCGTTGCCGTCCCCGTCCGTAAAGTCGGTAATGACGGGGATTTTCTTGTAGGCTTTCTCCTCGCGCTTCACCTTCTCGGCATCCACGACAATCTCGCAATGGAAAATCTTCTGCTCGATACGCTCGTTGAAGTTGTCGGATACCGAACCGACAAACATACCCTGCGTCAAGCCGGAAATCTTGCTCGGCGGGATGAGTGAATCCATCTGCGTGTTGATGGAGGTGGAAACATCCTGCCGGTTGATGGAAATGGACTGCCGTTTCTGCAACACCTTACCGAAGCGTTCGGAAAGCGTCTTGGCGGTTTCACCCACCACCTGACCGGAAAAGATATTGCCGACGGTGTTCATCACGACCTTCGCTTCTTTATCACCGTAGTCGCGCACCAACTGGCTGAAATCCTGAAAGCCCAGACACACGGCAACCTTGTTGCTTCGCGCGGTGGCGATAAGGTTGTCCAACCCCTTGAAATAAATCGTGGGCAGCTCGTCGATGATGACCGACGACTTCAGCATCCCTTTCTTGTTGATGAGTTTCACGATACGGGAGTTATACAGACCGAGAGCGGCCCCGTAGATATTCTGACGGTCGGGATTGTTGCCCACACAGAGTATTTTCGGTTCTTCGGGGTTGTTGATGTCCAGCGTGAACTCGCTGTCCGACATCACCCAATAGAGCTGCGGGGAAATCATCCTTGACAAAGGGATTTTCGCGCTTGCTATCTGCCCCATCAACTGCTCCGCAGCCCCTCCGAGCCATGCGTCCATGAACGGAGAAAGATAGTTTTCCAATTCCGGGTAAGAGGTCAGTATCGGGAAAATATCCTCATAGCGGCGGTTCAGGAACTCAATCGCATGGGGGAATGTACAATACTTGCCGTTCTGGAAAATTTTGAGATACCAGATAATAGCCGCGAAAAGGATGATGGGCGATTCTACGAAAAAGTCGCCCTGCTTTTGCACCCAACTTTTATTTAAGTTGAGCATAATGGTGTACGCACTCTCATAAGCGTCCGTAATATCCTCCATGAAGTCCGGGTGAATGGGATTGCAACGGTGCGAACGTCGCGGGTCATCGAAGTTTATCACATAAAACTTCGGTTTCACCTTGTAGCCCTCCGGGTGGTTCAGCAGATGGTTGTATGCTATCGTGGACAAGTCGCTGAATTTGAAGTCGTACACATACATCGAGAAGCCCTTTTCTATCTGCTGCTTGATGAAATTATTTACCACTGCATAGGATTTACCGCTGCCCGGAGTACCCAACACGATGGAAGCCCTAAAAGGATTCACGACATTGATCCAGCCATTGTTCCAACGCTTTTTGCTCTAAATCATACTCTGAGCATATTTTTTCTTAAATCCTGAACGATTATCCATTACAAACAGCAACTATTTGGAAATCTGCATATACATTTGTCTTATTGTAAAACTCAACAGTATCAGTTTATGACGAATAGTATTAAAATCTCTCCTCAAAGAACCAGTTTCATACTTTCAGTAAGTGTCATCCTTTACTGGGCAACAGACTCCTATTTATATCTCAGTTGCCATATCAACCTGATGGAATATTCTACTCCAGTTATTCTATATATTACGGCAATGATACTCGCATGTGGAGTACTTAAGCATTTCTTCTTCCGATTCATTACAAAGAATGAATTGAGTTTGTCTTTGGGCAAACAAGTAAGACCTCTACCCGAACAAATTAAGGAGATTGATCCGGAGTGCCCAAAGGACAAGGATATAAATCCGGGAAACTTAGTTGTAAAACATGATTATATGGATAATTATGAAGTGCGTGTCGCCGAAATTGAACGTGAAAAAGCAGAAAGGCAGGCAGACATTAAGCGTGTCATTCATGAATATACCACATTTGTAATGACGGAATTTCTCTCAAAAGAAGATCTTGAAATTCTGCATGAAAACATAGAGTGTTTTGCGTACGGACAGTCTGATTTATACAAACCAATCCGTTCAAAAGTAGATAATTCCCTCCGTTCTATCGACCTGATGCATTTCGTATGGAACATCGGGGAAAGATTGGACATTTCTCTTATAGACAGAGCAACCTTCATACATACGATATTCCCACATGAACTAAAAGATGCTTCGATTAAATATCTGGCTAAAAATCTCCGGACATGCGGAGTTTGCAAAATAGCCCTTGATATTCCTAAAACCGGAGATTATCATTTCAAAATTACGAAATTTTGTACTGTTTAAATTTTGCAAATAAGACAAAAAATATCTCAAATACGACAAAATACGCGCTTTTAATATTTTAACATATAAACAGCTACATAGTCGCTTCCGTAAATACGACAGATACGTCCGAATAGGTTGTATTCGTTCGCAGTTCGACCGGTAGTTCCATGAGTTGCGACACTTTCAGTGCAATCGCTCGGCTCATATAAATATCATCGTGCTTACCCTCGACAGCCCCATAGCTACCGTCGGGCTTTAACTCATACCACTCGATTTCATCCAACGCCCGCTTGTCGCGTTCGATATAAAGGATTTCGCGCAGGCGTTTGGTCATCTGCGTAACAAGGTCTGTTTTACTGGCAGCGTTCGTGTGGAACCCGTAACGCTTCGGTCGTCCCTCGCGGATCTGTACGGGGTCTGTCCGCGAGAACAGATTATCATAGTGTTCTTTTATCGTGTCGAGAATCGTCAGCGTATGGTCTCCCTCCTGTCCTTTGGGGTCGAGGCTGTTCGCTTCGACGGCCAGCAGTGCATGACAGAACCACTCGGCGACCTGCACGGCCCGCCACACCGTCAAATCTTGGTCGAGGTGAAAACGATAGGTGGCGATACACTCCTCCACACCGCCGTCGATCATCGCCGCGCGGTCGATTACCGAAATCACGCTGTAATCGGCATTGGGGTTACGGCCGCCGATGTCGAGTGCCACCACATAACGATCGGCGATGCGGCGTGAGGTGTCGGGTAATTTCCATACGTAGAAATCACCTGTCGGCGTGGGCACGAAACGAATGTTTTGCAGCACTTCGGGGCCACACGTCGCATCGGCCACCAGCTCGCCGACATAGAGCGGCTCGCGGGTATATGGCCGGAGTTGCCGAACGTAGAGCGGATCGTGCGCGGGGCGCCCGGTGGTCTGGAACGCTTCTTCGGCTGTTGAGGGAAACTCGCTGCACATCTGCCAATCGGTCGAATACTCGCGTCGCTTCTCCCTGTACCAATTCAATCCTTCCAGCGTTGCGCCGGCATGGAATCGCGCCAGCTCGTCGCGTGTCATGGAGTGCACGAACTCCGTCTTTTGCCGCTCGCTGACGAACGGCTTATAATATATGTCTATCTCGTACCATGCCACGAATAACGGCGTATAGGCCGATCGTCCGTCCACCGCCTCGCACCATGTATCGTGGAAAAAGTTGCCGATTCCTTTGGCCGTCGATTCCAGCACGACGACCGTGAACGGCTCGCGCGGCACGGAGCCGAGAATCGTCTGTATCACATCTTCCGGTTTGCGTTCCTTCGTTTTTTTCCACAAACCGACTTCTGACAAATGAGCCATCTTCATATCACCCGAACGGAGGCTGTCAGGCTTCTGCATGGAGCCGATCGAGACGACACAATCCCGATCGACGAGCATTTTATTTTTACTCGAACCTTCGAAATTACAGAATTGAACGGAACATATTTCGACCGGATGCCGCCGGGCCATGCGCGAATACATCGCACGGATCGTTCGCGCCTGATCCTCCACGTCGGCCACGATCACGCTGTTCCATCCCGAACGATGGAACAGTTGTATCCATGCCATGAACATCTGCACGACCGTACTGCCGCCCCATTGCCGGGCTTTGAGCAGCACGATACGCACGGGCTTTCCCGCGAATAGGTCACAAAGAAGGATGCGTACCAATTTGAGTTGCGCCCATCGCAGCTTGAACGGCACAAGGCGGCCCGACGTTTTGTCGAAGATTTTGACGCACGAAATACACCAAAACTCGAAATCATATACAGCGCGGAGCCTATGAACGGCCCTGCACATTGCCCCGGGGTCGATGCCTTCTGCGACGGCATAACGTTCGACCCCGCCGGCAGCAATAATAGCGGCGACGGTCGGTGTTATCGCCATATAGACAGGGATAAGAACATAGCTGTCAGACGTAAAATAAAGCCGGACACGCTCGATGGGTGACCCTTCGCCGGTGAGAGGATTGTACGAAGCAAAAAGTCGCTTTACCCGAATTTCATTCTGAGCCAGTATTGCCCGGACATCAGATGCGCCCGTTGATGATACGCCGGACATAATTCGGACTTAACCCGATCACGGGGTCTTTGCATATCATATCCACGAAATAAGTCTTGGACAGATATTTCAGCCGTTCGGGATTCTCGGCCCGTTCACGTGCGAGCATCTCTTCGTAACGGCGGCGTATTTCGTTGTGTCTCTTCAAAATCTTTTCGGGAACCTCGTCCCGCACCCGTTTTCCTTTGCTCATAGTGATATGTTTTCTGCGTTCACCGCAATAATAGCGATAATTATAACTTCTTGAAAACTAACAAACAACATACTTTTACAACAGAATATATCACGCACAAAATCAATCGGTAAAAATGCAGGAAGAAAACACCGTTCAAGAACAGGAACAAACGCCGCGCGTCTCGCGTGTGCGCGAATACATGACGGCCAAATTCCCCGACAGGGAATTCGGCGACGACAGCGAGCTGGAACAAGCACTTTACGATTATCTCACGCAAAGCGACAAAAAGATCGCAGGCCACGAAGCGGCCAACAAGACGATCATGGAGGTCGTACAAGCCTATCCCGAATTTGCACAAATCATCGAGGACGTGGCCAACGGAATCCCCGTACAGGTCGCTATCGCCCGGCAGTTCGATCCATCGGAGTTGGCCGTGCCGGAGGGAGAGCCGGACTACGAAGCCTACAAACAAGCCGCCGAGGAACGCACCAAACGTCTCGCGGACATGAAAGCCCGTGTCGAAACCCGCGAAAAGAATATGGCCCGAAGCAAAACGGACGTCGATGCGTTCTTCGCCGAACAAGGGCTGAGCGAGGAAGAGCAGCAGCAATTCGTCGCATGGGTAGACAACGAAATCCTCGCCAACCTGCTCGACGGCAAGGTGAACAAAGAAATCCTTACGAAACTCTATCAAGGATGGGTGTACGATACGGCTGTCGCCGAGGCCCGCGAGACAGGTAAGGTCGAAGGACGCAACGAACAAATCGAGACCCGCCGTGTACGAACGCAAAAGACCGACGGACTGCCGGCAGACGGCGGCGGCGTTGAGGCAACATCTGCCGTCAAAACGGACAAAGATATAATCGACGAGGTGATAACTCGCCGCAACAAACGAAGATTCTAATCAATTACCGACAATATGAAAAACAACAAATTTCTCTACGGCCTGTTCGCCGTCTGCGCATGTGCCGTAAGTGCGTATCTGTTTCATGAACTCCTCGCATGGTTCGCGCCGGACGATCTGGGCGGGGTTCTCGTGGCTGCCGGCAGCGCAGCGGCGACCGCCGATCAGACGATGCGGGGCACGGTTCTGACCACCAAGACGCCGAAAAAAGACGGGACGATCGAGGAACAAGACATCAACCGCCCGACGATTTCCAAGAAGATCACAAAGATCAACCCGTCGCTGTTTCCGATGGATACAATCCTGCGGGAAATCGAGACCGTCCCGTGCAAATCAGTCGAATATCAGTATTACAGCGTGCGCGGACGCGGTGTGCAAAGTAAGATCAAAACGGCCTACGCCGTCTCCGGCGAAGCGAGCGGAGCGAAACAAATCACCGTAACGAACGCGCACATCTTCTCGGTGGACGGCAACGTGCTGTTTCCGACCTTCGAGGTCGATAACGACACGAAGGTCGCCTCTCCCGTCGCATCGGGCGGCATCTCGCTCAATCCGCTCATCTGCCACATCGTCGCCACAGACGCTATCAGCCAAGACAAAATCACGATTTTCCCGCTCAACACGGCAACGCTGCCCGCGCTGCCGGCCGATACGCCGCTCTATCGTCTCGGCGTCGCCAAGCACGAAAACGCGGGTATGTCCGAAGACCCCAGCCAGATGCCGTACAGCGACAGCAACTACTGCCAAATCCACATGACGACCGTATCGGAAGGTCTCTACCAGAAACTCACCGAGAAAGACGTACAGTTCGGGCTGCTCGACATGAAGGAACAGGCGCTTCTGGATTTCCGCATGACCAACGAGGCCGATGCGCTGTTCGGAGTGAAGCAGCAGATCGTCGATCCCATCTCCCGAAAGGTGAAATACATGAGCGACGGGATGCTCCGCAAGATCGACAAACGCCTCGACATGGGGACCGAGAGCAAGATCACCAACGACCTTATCTACGGCTGGGCCTCGGACATCTTCTGCGGCAACAACGGCAGCGAACGCCGCGTCATGTTCTACGGCAAAGACTTCGGCCGCCAGATCGCGGGGGCCTCTACCGTCGTCAAACAGCTCGAAGCCGGTAATACCGAGGTCGTGTTCGGTATCACATTCCACCGTATCGCCACGCCCGATGGAGAGCTGCTGATGAAGCCCCACGACCTGCTGAACGAATACGGATACAGCAAGGCCGCAATCGTGATCGATCCTGCGAATATCTATCGTGCCGAGCGCAAACCGCTGGAAGCGACGGAACTCGAACGCGATAAGGTCGGACTTTCCCGCTCGACGGACGTGCGAATCGACGAAAGCCATACGCTCGCAGTTCTCAACCCCGACACCCATGCGGTTATCACGGTAAAATAAACACACCATAGCAGAGGTACGACCTCTGCTGCCTAAACAGACCTACGACATGGCTACATTCTATGTACTCAACAACAAGAAATACCGCACATCCGTCCGCCTTCGGGACGGACGGCTGGAAGCGATACGTTTCGAGCCGGAGGTTTACTTCGGCGGTATCGGCCAAAGCACCTATACCACCTCCGATCCGGAGGTTATCGAAGCTCTCAAAAAACATTATGCCTACGGAACTACTTTCTGGGAAAAGGAACCGACCGCAGAGGCCGACACTTCGGCACCGAACGACATACCCGTCGATTTGGAAGCGCTACTGCCCGACCCTGACAACGCGATTCGGGAGGAAACCGTAACGTCGGTGGCATCCGCCCGGGCATGGCTGCAAGCCAATCTCGATTACGTCATTCCGGCAGGCATGAAGAAGGACGACATCAAAATCGAAGCGGCGAAACGAAACGTACTGTTCATCCAATGGTAGGAATGCGCAAATACATCATCACAAAGGCACTGCGGTGCATCGACGAGGTTTACCCCGACGATAACGATGCCAACGGGCCGCACTTTCCGTTGGAGGAGTTCATCGACGAAGCGGGCAGGCGGGTGTTGCTGGCTGCTCCGTTGCACGTAATCCCGAATCGGGCTGCTCTTACGGAGTGCGTGTTGAGGCCGCACACCGACGGAAGCGGCGAAATCGACCTGCCGGACGATTTTCTCAAACTCGCACGCTTGCGTATGGAGGGCTGGCAGCGTCCGGTGCTGGCGGCGATTCCGGAAGAACATCCCGCCGCCCGACGTCAGTATCACCCCGTAACGCGGGGCGGTACGGCAAAACCCGTCGTACTGCTTACACACGGTGGGACACGGCTCCGGTATTTCAGCGTAACAGAGGCACAGCACCGCATCGCCGAAGGTGAATACATCGCTTACACGAGCCTCGACGACACCTACCCCGAACGGCTCGCAGAGACTACGGCATGGATGCTCGGAGCATTGGTATTAGGCGTGGCCAACGATGCAAACGGAGCGAAAACGGCCGAGGCACGCGCAATGGAAATACTCTCTGCATTATGAAATTCGACGTGAAGATAGACTGCATGGCGCTGTTCAACGAGTGCATGGATCAAACGCTCATCGACTACCGCAACCGCACGACAGAAACCGGACAATCCATCGCGGCGACGCATACGCTCGACCGGTCGCTGCTCGATACGTTCTACGTCAATCTTCACAGCGTGTCCAAGGCCCTCCGTACAGCCCTCCGAAAACAGGTCTGCGAGGTGCTGTTCATCCCCGACCTGTTGCAATATCGGATGTACCTCGACCCCGGCATACCACCGGAGAGTATCGCAGTTGAGGTAAAAGACGCGCTGAAATACGGGATGCTCTGCTGGTGGTACGGCGGGCGGGACATTCCGCTGTTCCAACTTTACCGCTCCTTATACGAAACCACAGTAGAAAGGCTGCGCGACCAGATACGCAGTACCCATACCGAAAGACCTTACCGCATATTATGATTACGCGCGAAAACAAACTCTTCCGGCTGTCATGGCTCAAATCCAACCTTTTCCGTGCTACGAGTACGGAGACGGCCTACAACGCCCGCATGTTAGAAAACGAGACAGGGCAAGATATGTTCGACCGATACGCCATGACGATCGACGAGCGCCCCTTCTTCGACGAGCACATCGCGCAAGCGTTGCTCGCCCTGTTGCATCATTTCCGACGCATTGTACCGGACTGCCAGCCGATAACGACCGAGGGCGACGCATGCGGCCTTACGTTCGCAGCCCGCGTAAGCCGCGACGAAGATGAATTTTACAGCCACGCAGAGCTGCAAGGCGTCGAACGGAGCGCCACCGAAATATTGCGCTACTATATACTCGCCGAATGGTATTTGTCGATTCGCGCCAATGATCTGTGGACTGCCTATACACAAAAACTCACCGCAGCCGTCGCCACGCTGTCGTCCTACCTGTTCCGGTTTTACCGTCCCGTATTACGACGCGCCCATCGGGTATCTCCGTGCCCCGAAGAATATTCGCAGCACGGAGAAATACAAATCATCGACGCAGGCCTGGTTTAACAAGTCAATATCAATGCAATGGAATTAAATACTATTCACCTAACGGATGCTTTGAACGGCCTGAAATCGCTTCCCGATGAATCGGTGGACTGCATCGTTACGTCGCCTCCCTATTGGCAGATGCGAGACTACGGCATCGGCGGAATCGAGTGGCCGGACGGTTGGTTCGGACAGTTGGGTTTGGAACCTACACGCGATAGTTACATAGCGCATTTGTGCCACATCTTCGACGAGTGCCGTCGAGTATTGAAATCCTCCGGTTCATTGTGGGTAAATTTGGGAGACACATACAGCAATCCGCCTAAATACAACCGACCGCAAAAGATCGAATGGCACGAACATTCAAAAAACAATTCATGCCTAAATAATCAACAGGTCGATACAGCACGCCTTCGTATCCTCCGTAAATCATTGTGCAATATTCCGAATAAGTTTGCCGATGAAATGATCTTCCGCGAGTGGATTCTGCGCAATGAAATCATTTGGCATAAACCGGCCTGCATACCGTCAAGCGTCCACGACCGCTTTACGGTAGATTTTGAAAAGATATTTTTCTTTACCAAAAACTGCCGTTATTACTTTCAACAGCAATTCGAACCTTATGCCCCTGCAACGTTCATCCGTTATCAGAGGCCCCATAATCTGAGTGGAAAAGGAATAGAATACCGGAGAATCAGCGGACGGCCCAAAGGAAAAATCGACATAAATCCTCACGGACGGAATATGCGATGTGTATGGCGCATCCCGTATGAACCGAGTAAAGAGGCGCATTATGCCATGTATCCAATGCGATTGGTCGAAATTCCAATTAAAGCCGGATGTCCCGAAAGCGGAATCGTCCTCGACCCTTTCATGGGTAGCGGCACGACGGCCGTCGTAGCACGACGATTAGGAAGAAAATACATCGGATTCGAGCTGAATCCCGACTACATCGACATTTGCCGGAAACGGCTGAAACAAGGCAATTTATTTTCATAAAACCACATCAAATGGAAAATCACGAAATATTGCGATACATCGTCGATCTGACCGGTATAGAAAGCCGTGCATTTCATCGGGCGCTCCTGCTCGAAGCAGTCGTTTGGTGTGCGATGATCGGCGCCGTGATAATCGACTTTACGACCGGTATCCGTAAAGCAAAAGTATTGAAAATACCCAGAGACAGTCATGGTTTCAGACGTTCGTTCTCGAAATTCGGCGACTACGGGAAAGTAACGGGAATGCTCATGTTATTCGACCTGCTGGCTATTCTGTTCGGCATCTATTCGCTTCCGTATGCCTCCGGCGTGGCGGCCGTGGGTGTCGTCTATACCGAGTATCGTTCCGTCCGCGAAAATCTCAAAGCGATAAAATCCTCGGCGGTGGAGATGACAACTATCGTAGAGTTGTTGGCCAAAGCCAAAGACCCTAAAAAGATAACCGAACTATTGCTCCAATACAATGAGGTGAAAAATAACGCCAGCCGGCAACAACCTAAAAATAACGATACGAAATGAAAATCTTGATCGACAACGGGCATGGCCGCGCCACGGCCGGAAAACGCTCTCCCGTATGGCCCGACGGGAAACAACTCTTCGAATACGAATTTAACAGGGACATCGCCCGACGAATGCATGAGGCGCTGACCGCACGCGGGACCGACAGCGTGCCGGTCGTTCCCGAAATCGACGATATTCCGCTGGCGGAACGCACCCGCCGTGTGAACGAGATCGCCGCACAGGTCGGCCCGGAAAATTGTCTGCTCGTCTCGATTCATGTCAACGCCGGAGGCGGCACGGGATGGGAAGCGTGGACATCCGTCGGAGAAACGGAAGCGGATAACTATGCGACGATCTTTTACGAAGAAGCCGCCCGTGCATTTCCCGAACAGAGGATGCGTATGGACACGACGGACGGCGACCCGGACAAAGAGGCGCATTTTTATCTGCTCCGACATACGACCTGCCCGGCCATTATCACCGAGAATTTCTTTATGGACACGGAGGCCGATTGCCGGCTGATTCTCTCGGAGGAGGGCCGCAAACGTGTAGCCGACATGCACGTTTCGGCGCTGCTTCGCTGTATCGAATATCACCGAAACAAATAACCTGTCGCTATGAAAATCTATTACGATTCCAAACTCGCAAAGAGCCTGTTGTTCGGCTCGTTCAAAACCTGCATGTTCTTCGGCGTCGTGCTGACCGAGTACACCGCATTGTCTGAAAAAGTGAAACGGCATGAGGGGATTCATGTCCGGCAATATTGGGAATGTCTCGCCGCCAGCGTCGTATTGTGGTTTCTCCTCCATGTAGGAGCCGCGTTGCTGGGCGGCCATGTATCCGCATGGTGGCTGTTGTTCGTGCCGACGACCTTCTACCTGTTGTATGGGGTCGAATGGCTGATTTCTTACGTCTATCACATTCTCCAAGGCGATGCACGCGACCGATGGAACGACGCAGCCTACCACGCTTCCGCCTTTGAGATGGAGGCATACGCGCACGAAGCCGAGGCCAACTACCTGTCCTCGCGCCGTTGGTTCGCGTTCGTCAAATATTACGGAAAACTCTGATGCATCATGAAACGCGCCTTACTCATAGCCTCCGTTCTGTCGCTCTGCATGGTAAGTTGTTCACCCAGCAGGGTATTGGTGCAAAGCCGCCAGACCGATAGCGTGCGGATAGACGAGAAAATCCGGATTCGAACGCAAATAAAATATGTTCCGGTCATCGTACATATTCCCGATCAGCAAACGAGCGTAATAGCCGAGCCATCCGACACATCGCACCTCGAAACGAAATATGCCGCCTCCGATGCCTTCATACGTCCCGACGGGAAATTATATCACGACTTACGGAATAAGCCGCAAGAGAAGTCCGAAATCGTCCCCGTCGAGATTACGGACACAACGGCGACGAGTACGATCGTCCGGCAGGAACAAGAGCGGATCGAGGTACCCGTACCGATGCCCCTCACATGGTGGCAGCGGTTCTGGAATATATCGGGAAAAATCGCATGGGGACTGCTGGCCGGAGCGATTATCGGTATCATCGTGCGACGAAGATTATAGTTATGGAGAGTTGCCGTGCCCATACGATCATTGCAGGAACGAGCTTCGCCATGCTGATTACCGCGTTGAGGGACGACGTGGAATTACCGGAGGAATTGCCCGACACGATTCCCTCCGCGTGGCTCGACAACCTCGACCGTTACCGCATCGTGCTGTTGTTATCGACCTCCAAACACGGCCCGAAGGCGATTGCCGGAACCGCTGCGGAATACGAACTGAAAATCGAGCGACGCGACAGCGCTCGCTACTTCGTAAATATTCCGGCCTCGGCGACCGAGGAAATGGAGGAAGGCGAAATTGTCCTTACCGTCGAATTGCAGGATACGCAGACCGATACGGTAATGAAAGCCGAACGGCGCACGGTTCCACTTGTCAAAGCAAGACTATGAAACTACTCTGCATATTGCAACAAGGCGATTTGTCCGTAACCGACGGCTCGGTTCTTTCTCACCGACTTTATTTCGACTTCGCAAACCGCATAGGCATCGACGGAAAAGACGGTGAAGATGGAACAGACGGAACGGACGGATTGACGCCGGAAATCGGCAAGGATGGAAATTGGTGGATCGGAGACCGAAATACCGGAGTACCGGCCGTCGCATTCCGCAGTTACGCATCGCTGGCCGCCTTCCCGAAACAGGGGAATAACGACATGCTCTATCTGGATGAAACAACGAACCGGTTTTATCGCTGGGACGCGCCGGCACAAAACTATCGCACGGTCAGCCCCGACTACAACGACATCAAAATAATCGACGGCGGAAACGCACAATTCTAAACTACATGGCCACGATAACGGTAAAAAGCAAAATCATCGTCCGCAACGATACCGACGCGAATTGGGTATCGGCAAATCCCGTGCTGCTGAAAGGCGAAGCCGGATATTGTACAGACAAACTCTGCCTCAAATTCGGCGATGGCTCGACGAAATGGAACGACCTCCCCAAATTCGGCGGACAATCCGTTATCATTCAGAGCACGGCGCCTTCGGATGGAAGCCAACATACCTACGAGGAGGGGACATTTTGGATCGACCTTTCTGCATCCTCTCCCGAAATCTACATATTGATCCAACGGGAGAGCGACAACCGCGAGTGGCTCCAACTCATCACGGCCGAGGCACTCGCAGCAAAAGGGGCGATGCTGGCAAAGGATTTTGCAAAGGAAAGCGAAGCCGGTGCCAAGACCGGATATGTCGATAAGGCACTCTCAGCCGACAAGCTCAAAACGGCCCGAGCTGTTACATTGGCAGGAGCCATCACGGGAAACACGACCTTCGACGGTAGTAAGGACATATCTATCGAAACATCGCTGAAACCACTCGAAGAACAGGACATCCCTGAGCTGTCTTTATCTAAAATCAAAGACGCAGGAACGGCGGCCGCGTGCAACACGGGCACCGAAGCAGGACAAATACCCGTAATCGGGGAGGGCGGAAAGCTCAACGAGGCACTGATCCCTCAGCAAACACTTACGACCGACAATGTGAACGAGGGCAAAAAAAATCTTTACTATACGAATGAGCGAGTAACCAATTACTTGCAAGACACCGCAAACACCTTTGTAATGGATGGAGGAAACGCATGATGAATGAACTGATAACCATACACACCCGATTTCAACACAGGCGGGCGACAGCGGCTCGCTGGGCAGAAGTCAATCCCATATTACGAGAAGGAGAACTCGGCATAGAACTCGATACACGGCGTATGAAATTTGGCGACGGCGTAACGAGGTGGAACAGTCTGGAATATTGCTCGAAAGAGATTCTTCCGGCATCGGCCACAGAGCTGGGCGGGATAAAAGCCGAGGGGAAAACTAACGGATATAGCGTCGAAGTACGCATAGACCCCAACACACACAAATTATACGTGCCAGACTATCCCCAAATTCCAAAACTCGGAGCCGTAGCAACCAGCAACGACTACAACGACCTCAATAACAAACCCGATATTCCGGCCCAATATTCGCTGCCCGCAGCATCGGAAACCGCACTCGGAGGCATAAAGGCCGCAAGCAAAACCGTAGAATATACCGTTGAGGTAAAGAAAGACCCTGCTACGCACAAACTCTATGTCCCGGCATCGACGGTATCGGGAGAATCGCCCGATAACGGAATATTGCCCGGACTGATCGTGAAAATAAGTTACAAACGACAGGATAAAAGCACACATTTTACGAACGAGACAGCGGCAATAATGAACGGCGACATTTATTTCCGTCCGTTATGCAGTCTCGAACATTTCAATCGAATCTTACCCAACTTATATATCGGGCTGGCAAGGTGTAATTCCCGTTCACATAAAATAATCATGCAAAAGCCCACAAAAAAACAAATAGGTTGGCATATCGTGGGAAACCCGTCCTATAAACTTTCTTCACAAGAACGGTATCCGCAGAAAACCGTATTTACCGAAAAATTCAATGACCACCCACGTTGGACATGGAACGACACAGTACCAGAGGCTGTCGCCGACTTAATTTCGGAATATCACGGAGAATGGATCAAGTTTCCGTATGATCTGGAAACGATTGCCAGACGTTTTATTTATATGTATCAAATACAATATCAATAG